AGACGGTAAGCAGACTTGCCGTTCTTAGTAACGTTAGTGTAAACAGCGTAACCTTCTGAACGAAGTTCGCTGATACGAGGACGAATGCTGTCCTCAGAAGTGCCAGTTAAACCAGCGAGTTGAGCAGGCGTAAATTGACGACCGGACTCAAGAACTTTCAAAACACGGTTTTTCAACATATGTTATTTCCATTAAAATATAATCGCATCAAAAAATTTTATAGCAACGGCGATCTTTCACTGCTATAAACATATTATAATATATTTCTACATTATAATCAAGCATCAAGTTAACCTTTTCTGTGATGTCTACTCACATGGTTACCTTTAGCAAACTTATACAAATATTCATTTCCAATTTTACCTGATTCAATTTCGGTAAGAGCAGTTGAAATATTTTTCTTTGCGTCTCCAGATCCTTCTTTCTTTAGTTCTCGAGCTCTTGCGGATGCCACAAGAACTAAATCGTACCGATTACCTAGTTTAAGTACAGCTGCTTCTGAACTGAGACGTGTACGATCTGAATCGTCTATTGGATTAAATATAGTCATAGTTTTCTTTAAATGGTGCGCTCGGAGGGACTTGAACCCGCGACCAAGGGATTATGAGTCCCCTGCTCTAACCAACTGAGCTACAAGCGCGTATTCTTAAATTGTTTCGTAATCTTCTTTGCCTACACCACATTCGGGGCACAGGAAATCTTCTGGTAACTGATCCCAATTACCTTCAAGTTCTTCATCATGGACATGACCGCATACAATACAAACGTGTTCCATTATAGACTCTCCAATACTTGTTGATATGCCGCAGCATGACGTTGCTCAACTTTTTGCAGAGCAGCAAAACGCTTTTCAGCTTTAATCAATACTGCTTTAAATTGTTCCGCATGTTCTTTACTTTCAGCAATCTGGTCTTTGTACTCAGTTGCTTCTTGTTCGCTCTTTGCACTTGCTAAGAATTCTGGATACATTGTAGTAAACTCATATGTCTCACCTTCAATTGCCTTTTTAAGACATTCTTTGGTAGAGGGTTTACCAATCAACAATTCCAAATGACCCCAAGCGTGAAGCAACTCTTGGTCAGCAGTATGCCAAAAATGTTTGGCAATTTCTTCATAACCTTCTTCACGGGCAATCTTCGCAAAATAGCGATACTTGATATGCGCCATGCTTTCTCCTGCGAATGCACTTTCTAAATTTTTAATAGTAACTGACATTTTTGTTTCCTTTAAATTGGTACCTGGAACCGGAATCGAACCGGTACACCTTTCGGCGAGAGATTTTAAGTCTCTTGTGTCTACCTATTTCACCATCCAGGCATATCTCATTATAATATAATATAGCGTTCTTGTCAAATGCTATTCATCCGAAACGTGATCTGCGATAAATTCTCGATTCTTCAAAAAACGATTTTCATAATCTTTTCTACTCTTTTCAACATCAAAATTACTAACCATATTAGTTTTTATAACATCAAACAAAGCATGTTTAATTTTATTGGTAATACGTTTACTAAAATCTTCTAATACAATATCTCTATCCTCACCTTTGGCCAAACGCTGTAATGCGACACCCCGTTCAAATTGGTCAATACGTTCCAACCAATCCTCATAAGATTCAGTTTCAAGCTTTCGCATTTTTGAATCCCACAGATCCACCTTCTTTTTCTATTCGTTTAATGACATCTTCAAATAGAATAGGTCTAAAATCTGTTTGTTCTACGCAAACGCAATGATATCTAGTATCAATATTTCCGTTATACAATACTCGCCTTTGATGTGTGTGTCCGTGAATGTTAGTACCAAACCTACTCAACGAATCTGGATGCAAAGGTATGTGACTTAGAATCATACCATTCATTACATGATATGCTCGTAATTCTCTAAAATGTTCTCGGTAGTCTTCGTCTTTGAAAATATCGTGATTGCCACGAATCAAGACTTTGTCGCCATTTAACCTGCTCATTATGCTTAGTGCTTTGCGGTTAATGACAACATCGCCCAAGTGATATACTTTATCGTTGGGTCTTACTGTTTCATTCCAGCGCCGTACCATTTCTTCATCCATCTCCTCTGGACTAGTCCATGGGCGAATCTTTTCACCGTCGTCTCCGGTAAATACGCAAACACCTAAGTGTCCGAAATGTGTATCGCTTGTTAAAAATACTGCTGGCATGATTTTAAAAATTAATGGAGCGGGGTGGGGGAATTGAACCCCCGACTTTAGCTTGGAAGGCTAAGGTAATACCATTTTACGAACCCCGCATTATTGGTGCCCCCTGTCCGACTCGAACAGACCACCTACTGATTACAAATCAGTTGCTCTACCGGATGAGCTAAGGGGGCATTATCTTATGCAACCATTGCTAAAACTTCTTTCAATCTGTCTGCCGCATAACTTGCAGCAAACGCATTTGGTTTAACCATTGGCACAACATTACAAGTACCTTTTATATATCCAACTGCCTGTTGAATCACTACAGAACTATTATAACATTCTTTTGGATTAATGTCAAGATGAATTTGAACTTCTTTATCACCAACAACATCCAGTATTTTATGATACAATTCTGCAACCTTATATACTTCAGTCATTAGACGCATAGAAGGTTTACTGCTCTTAGCATCATAATCAATTTCGGTTTGAACCTCACCAAAGATTTTACAACCATGGCGACCATTGATGTGTACTACAATAGCAAGAGTATAATCAGCATACCATTTTTCATTACGTCTATAGCGTTCAGAATCTGCACCAATATAAATTTTAGTATCAGGTCCTTGTGCTTCAATAAACGCTTTTACTTCTGCAATATCTATCTTTTTCATAATACACCTTAATGGAGCGGGTAGCGAGAATCGAACTCGCATGTTAACCTTGGCAAGGTTACAGGTTACCATTACATCATACCCGCATTGTTTATATATTATAACATCTTTTTACTTAAATGTCAAATCTGGCACCCCCTCAAGGATTCGAACCTTGACCAACGGTTTTGGAGACCGGTATGCTGCCATTACACTAAGGAGATAAATAAAAGAACTACCGGCAATTAACATGAATCCATATGAAGTATTAGATGTTCCAATAGATGCAAGCACAGAAGAAATTCGACAACGATATCGAACTCTTGCACAACTTCACCATCCTGATAAAGGTGGCGATGAAGAACTATTTAAACAAATAAAACTAGCATATGAAATACTAAGTGATCCTTTACGAAGAAAGGACTTTGATCGAACAGGTAATGTTAATGCTAAAATTGATGTTCGAAATGAAGCATTAGATCACATTGCCCAAATGTTATTTAGAATTGTTCCGAGTTTTAATCCAGAACAAGACGATTTAATCTTTCTTATGAAGAAAGAAGTTACTACAATTAAAACAGATATGAATAATAATATTAATGTCTGTAATAGGCATTTAACTAATCTTGAAAAAGTAATACAACGATTAAAGATTAAAACTGATAATGAGAACTTGTTATTGCGGTTTGTTGAAAAACAAATAGAACAACGTAAACAAGAACACTCTAGCTTTATTCGTAGAATTGAAATTTGTGATATTGTTTTTGATATTCTAAACGACTATGCTTACGGTTTACAAGAACTAGCGTTTAATGCTGGTGGTTCTAGTTAGAGTCGAACTAACACTTGACAGCGTATGAAGCTGGTGCACTACCATTATGCTATAGAACCGTTGGTACCTCGGCCGAGAATCGAACTCGGATGAACCAATTATCTGTTGCTTACGGGATATAAATCCGCCGTTTTACCGTTAAACTACCGAGGTATGTTTATGCGTACTCGTAATTTACCGTGTCTATATTTTGACGGAAAATTGTAGCGCCATTTTTCAAATGAAATCGTTTTGCCATTTCAGTTGGTGGGCTTAGAGTAACAAATCTCTTTATACTTGGTCGTGTACTTATTATATTTTCTCTCGCTTTAAATATAAGATCGCGACCAGCACCAGGAGTGTAACTCCATATGGTGTAGAATATAACTGTATCGGGTTCGGCTGATTTAGAAAAAAGCTCTGCACAAGTAGTAGGTATGCTATCCATATAGGCAACACACACAACTGCTTGGGGCTTTTCATCTTTGAGGAGTATTAAGACTTCCCTGTTTTCGGTGATACGAAAGTCTACGGGAATCTCAGGGCGGACAGGATCGTCTTCAATTAGTCGAAGAAAAGGATCATCTAAATTTTTTGGTTTGTATATCATGATTAAGTCCTGTTGTCAATAATATTTATATAGATTACTGACAATTTTTTGCGGTAATCAAACTTTATTTTTGGTGGAGAGCCTGGGAATCGAACCCAGTGAGCGTATTACTACACTCTACAGATTAGCAATCTGCTGCATTACCGTCCTGCCCGCTCTCCAAAATCAATCCATGTCTTGTTCAAGTTTCTTTTCTTGAAATGTTTTTTCTTTCCAGACTTTTCTTGGATTAGCACACATAACACAATTTGGATCACCGCAATTCATAGCGTGATGCTTGGCAAATTTGTGTGGCTCTTTTACTTCAATGCCATATGCTTTAGCAATTTTTGTTTGCCGTATAACAGCACTATTTTCTTTTAATAAACGCTTGCTATGTTTAAAACGATGCTCTTCATTTGACATAAACTAACCCTTCAAAAAAATTATTTATGGCGGAAGCGGTGAGATTCGAACTCACGGTACCTTTCGATACGCTAGTTTTCAAGACTAGAGCCATAGACCGCTCGACCACACTTCCATATTAGGTGTAGGGTTTCCACCTACTCCCACCTCGCTTTAAAGTCTGCGTGTCCAAGACTCGTTGATTGGCGGGTGGGAGTGAGAGTCGAACTCACATTACGCGGCATATACATCCCCGTTTCTAACCAATTGAAATATCCCAACCCATGGGGAGAAGTACGGGGATCGAACCCGTGATAGCGGAATCACAACCCGCGGTTTTACCACTAAACTAACGACTCCATAAACTGGCCGATCCTGCAGGACTCGAACCCACAACCTCCGGTTTCGAAGACCGGCACTCTAATCCATTGAGTTAAGGATCGATATCATATAGAAACACACTATAAAACACCCTGGTTGTTAAGTGTCACTACTATCCCGGTACCACCTCGGGGTAAGCGTGTAATGTGTTTTTATATGGTACGAGTAGGGGGATTCGAACCCACGACCAATAGATTAAAAGTCTACTGCTCTACCAACTGAGCTATACTCGCATTAATTTGGCGTCGCAATGCTTTGTTGCTTTTGCGATGCTCACCCGCTCTTCTAAATAAAGCCAATGCAACGAAGCGGTTACGTTGCTTGACGATCATCTTATGTCTCATTTTTATCTCCTAATATACTATTATAACATCTTTTAGTATCCGAGTCAAATGCTCGGGTATTTGGCAGAGGGTACAAGAATCGAACTTGTGATCTCGGAATCAAAATCCGATGTTATACCATTTAACTAACCCCCAACATATTGGTCCGGCGACCAGGAATCGAACCTGGATTGATAGCTTAGAAGGCTACTGTTCTATCCATTGAACTACCACCAGATAAAAATTATTCTTCTACTGCAAGAATATCTTTTTCAGATATAACACCTAAATATTGGTCACCGTCTTTAACGACTTTAGCATTTGACCAAATCAAATACACGACATCGTCGACTTTAACTTCAGTTACATCTGGACCGACAGCAAGAACCGTTGCAGTCTTTGTACTGTTATCTGATTTTGCTTTACCTAAGTAAATGCCGCTATCAGTTTCTTCTGGCTTTTCTGTATCAATAACTAATACATTATCTCTTAATGGTTTATAATTCATATGCACTTTCAAAAAATGGTACCTGGTGACAGTTTCGAACTGCCGACCCGCTGCGTGTAAAGCAGCCGCTCTACCCCTGAGCTAACCAGGCGTTGGTGGAGGTGACAGGGATCGAACCTGTTGTGACATAAGTCGGCGGATTTACAGTCCGCTGCCATACCATTACGGCGGCACCTCCATTGTGGCTCCCCGACCTGGGCTCGAACCAGGGACCTGCGGATTAACAGTCCGTCGCTCTACCGACTGAGCTATCAGGGAATATTTTATGCTACTTTAGCAATTGCTTCTCGCACATCTCGCAAGAGAGCATCGTCATCCCAAATAAGTTCTGTGCGACCATCAGGGTGTGTTATTACAGTTAGATGCGAACCGATGACAACTGTAGGTTCATCTTTTGCCTTTGCCTGTGCAACTTGTTTCTTGCGGCTTGCCATGCTTAAGCCTTAGTTTTTGCTTCTGCTCTAGCGTTCTTTTCTGCAGTGATTTCATTGCGTCTGGCTTTGACAGCCTTTGACAATTCACCTAGTGCTTTACGGGCACGTGTTCCTGCGGCACTATTGCCTTTTTCAAACTTCTCGTTCTCTGCTAAATATGCATCGAGGTTTGTTTTAATATCTTCATTAGCACTCATTTTATTTCCTTTTTAAAAAATGGTCGGAGTAGAGAGGTTCGAACTCCCGACCCCCTGGTCCCAAACCAGGTGCGCTACCAGACTGCGCTATACTCCGTATGGTTGCGGGTCCTGGAATCGAACCAGGATCTAGAGCTTATGAGACTCTTGAGTTACCGTTTCTCTAACCCGCGGTATATTTATGGTGGAGGAGACAGGGATCGAACCTGCGACCTATTGCTTGCAAAGCAACCGCTCTCCCAACTGAGCTACACCCCCATATTGAAACACTCTTGTTCTCCATACCTTCTTAGGGATCAGTCCAAGGTCTTACTTCTCAGAACCTGCGTCCAGTTTAGAATGCTTCAATATGGTGCCCAGGGCGAGACTCGAACTCGCAAAATTTGGCTTCTAAGACCAACACGTATACCATTCCATCACCTGGGCAATGCTCTACATCCTCCGGCGGTAATTATAGTACATCCAAATATGACGCTATCATATTCTTCATTCGTACCCTCCACCCGCTCCCCGCGAGGACTGCTCTCGTGTTGCCAACGGCCTTTTGGTAAAAAGACTACCACCCTTGAGTGACGAACTCACTTCGCTTCGTACGGGTCATACTAGCCAGACGTTACTCCGGCGGGTTCTAAAATGGTTGGTCCCACTTTGAGGTGCCATTTAACTTAGACTCTCTTTATGCATTTATAGACTAAGACCATAACTTGGCGGTCTGTAGGGAATTCGAATCCCTGCTACAAGCGTGACAGGCTTGCGTGCTTACCGCTAACACTAACAGACCAAAAACTTTTTAATCGGGGATCTAAGCATATTTCACAAGACCGTCTCTTGTGCTGTTTGCTTCGACATTACAGGCCTACATACTCCAGCGTGACCACCGTATCAACCTTGCGGCTTCGTTTCCATCTTTCGTGTAATATAAAAGCTCTAATCCGTCGACTAGACCTACTTGTTATATTACCTACTGGTGCGGGTAACCCCGATTAATTAAATTAATTATAACATCTTAACACACTTGTGTCAAGCATTATTTGGAACCTAGAGTCAGATTCGAACTGACGATTTTACGGATTTGCAATCCGTTGCATTTGACCTCTCTGCCATCTAGGCGTACCATTGTTTTGTACACTTAGTAATATATAAAACAATGGCGTCCCGTACCAGATTCGAACTGGTGTACTCACCGTGAAAGGGTGATGTCCTAGGCCTCTAGACGAACGGGACAATTGGTATCCAGTAGAGGTAACGCTCCTCTGTCTTTCGATTATCAGTCGAATGCTCTACTATTGAGCTAACCGGATACAATGGTATGCTAATTTTATA